AAATGGAACTGTAACAGCTCAAACTTTAATAGTTCAAACAATTACCTCATCAATTGATTATATAACAGGTTCTACTCGTTTTGGAAGTTTAATTACTAACACTCATGTATTTACAGGTAGTGTGAGTATGACAGGAAGTTTATCAGTTTCTGGTTCTACAAGTTATTCTACTTTTATCCCAACAACTATAACTGTAACATCAACATCCACATTAACTCCTGATATTAGTATAGGTGATACATTTACAATCACAGCACAAGCTGCCGCGTTATCTATCGCTAACCCTTCTGGTACTCCTATTAATGGTCAGAAGATGATTATTAGGATTAAGGATAATGGTACTGCAAGAGCAATAACTTGGAGTGGAACTCAATATAGAGCATCAAGTGATTTAGCTTTACCAACAACAACAATTATAAATAAAACAATGTACAATGGATTTATATACAATTCATCAGGATCAGGTACATGGGATTTATTAGCGTATCTAAATAACTTCTAATTATGGCAATTAGTTTTATAGATAACTCAACAACATTTGTTGATACTACAACTGGAACATTGTCAGTTAGTAGACCAACTACTTATTCTGCTGGAGATATGTTAATTGCCTTTATTGGTGGTAAGGCGTATAGTACAACTATAACTCCACCAACAGGTTGGACTTCAATAGGAAGCTCAACAAACGGAACTACAGCAAGTGGTGTCGGAACTGGCTCAACAATAATACAAGCATTTTATAAGATAGCTACTGCAAGTGAAGGCACATCATATTCTTTCACACTTAGTGCAGCTAGAACTGTTTTAATTGGAATGATTCAAGTATATAGAACAGACTTAACTTGGATTACACCAACTGGAGTAGATGCACTACAATCAACCGCAACAGGATGGAATACCATACAATCAACTGCAACATCAGACTTAAAGGTTGGTACATTTTTACCAACAGCATTTATAGCAAATATAAATACAACAGCAATAGGTAATTCTCCTTCATTTAGTAGCACCTTATCTGTCAAGACATATTCATCATTTACAGGAAAGCCAATTACGGTATACACAACAACAACAGGTGATGATGGTGGAATGTATACCGGTTACGCAACCGTAACCGCATCGTCAACAACACTACCAACATCCATAAACATATCAACAACAGGTCCATCAACAGATAAGGGTAATGCATTTATTGTAACATTAAATGATTTTGCGGGTACGAGAGGTAATTTTTTCCCTTTCTTTTAAAATAAATTTGGTTGTTTTTAAAAATTATTATATATTTATATATATAAACCAAAAAATAAAATTATGTTAACAGTTATTATTGTATTATTGCTCGTTACAGCTATTGCTGCTTTCTTTTCTATGAAAAAAGGTAAAATTGCTGACACAAACAACAACAACATTCCTGATGTAATCGAAACTAAAGTAGAAGAAGTTGTTACTGAAGTTAAAGAAAAAGTTAAAAAAGCTGCTCCTAAAAAAACCGCTGCTAAAACTGCTACTAAAACAACAGCTAAAAAAGTAATTAAAAAATAAAATAATATATGAGTGAAGTAAAAAAACTAACCGCTGAAGAATTACAAGCTGTTAAAGATGTTAAAAAAGAATATAACGATCTAGCTTTATCTTTAGGCGAATTAGAGTTACAAAAAATCCGCTTATTAGAATTACAAAAATTCATAGCAGATAAAGAAGGTAAACTAGCCAATCAATTAACTGAGAAGTATGGTCAAGGATCTATTAACATTGATACAGGAGAAATAGATCAATAATATGTATTGTTAGGTGTTAGGAGTTAATATAGAAGAGACCTCGTCAGCAATGACGGGGTTTCTTCGTTTTATAAATAAAATTATATATTTATCAATAGACAAAATCTAATTTAAACATGGCGCAAGAAACATTAATTTCCCCAGGTGTTCTCACAAGAGAGAACGACTTATCTCAAATAACTCAGCTACCAGTTTCTGTTGGTTTAGCTTTAGTTGGACCAACTGTTAAAGGACAACCTAATATTCCTACTGTTGTTAGATCATATAGTGATTATATAAACAGATTTGGTGGTTCTTTTGTTAGTGGTGGTGCTTCTTATGAATTTTTAACATCAATAACTGCTTATAACTACTTTCAACAAGGTGGTACTAGCATGATAGTAACAAGAGTTACTAGTGGTTCATTTGTACCTGCTTCTGCTAGTATTGATACAATTGAGTTTCCATTTAATCCAGATGATCCTTTAAATCCACCTCCATCCTTTATATTGGAAACATTAAACGTAGGTTTAATGACTACTAACGTATCTGATATTTTAAGTAATGGTTCTTTAGATAGTGGTTCAACAGAAAACGTAAGATGGGAAGTTAGAAATGTAAATACAGGAAGTGGTACATTTACTTTATTAGTTCGTCGTGGTGATGATAACACAAACACACCTGTAATTTTAGAAACATATACTAATTTATCATTAGATCCAAATTCAGCAAATTATATTGAGCAAGTAATTGGTAACCAATCTAGAACTGTACAATATGATGCTGATATGGGTGGATATTATATTCAAATAGATGGTGATTATCCAAATAATAGTCGCTATGTAAGAGTCAAATCAGTACCTGCTCCTACACCTAATTATCTTAATAATGCTGGTCAAATAGCTATTAACACAGATCCTAGCAGTTGGAATTCTGGAAATGAATACTGGTACCAACTTCCAGCTAATGGAAGTGGATCAGCGGCTGGTGCTTTTTATGGTGGTGAAGGTGATGATATTCCTTATATTGGATCTTCATTATTTGGAAATATTAGCACAGTCACTCAAGGTTTAGTAGCTAATAATTATATAACAGCAAGCAACATTTTATCTAACAAAGATGAATACGATTATGAATTATTAACAACTCCAGGTCTTATTCAAAATATACACACATCTGCTGTTTCAAGTTTTATTCAAAACGCTCAAAACAGAGGTGATTATTTTTATATCACTGATCTAGTTTCATATAACTCAACTATAGGTGCTCCAACAACAGCAGCTGCTGGTATGGATACTAACTATGCTGGTGCTTATTGGCCTTGGGTTCAAGTAGTATCTCAAGAAACTGGAAAGTTAGTTTGGGTACCTGCTTCAACAGTAATGGCTGGTGTTTACGCATTTAACGATAATGTAAGTGCTGAATGGTTTGCTCCTGCTGGTTTGAACAGAGGTGGATTAGGTGGAGTTATTCAAGCTGAAAGAAAATTATCACCAACAAATCGTGATACATTATATGCTGGTAAAGTTAATCCAATCGCTACTTTCCCTAATGTAGGTGTAACAGCTTTTGGTCAGAAAACATTACAACAAAAAGCAAGCGCTTTAGATAGAATCAATGTTCGTCGTTTATTAATTAGCTTAAAACGTTATATTGGTAATGTAGCTAAAACATTAGTATTCGAACAAAATACAACTGTAACAAGAAATAGATTCTTATCTCAAGTTACTCCATATTTAGAAAGTGTACAACAACGTCAAGGTTTATATGCTTTCAAAGTAGTAATGGATGATACAAACAATACTCCAGATGTAATTGATAGAAATCAATTAGTAGGTCAAATTTACTTACAACCAACTCGTACAGCTGAATTTATCTTACTTGATTTCAACATTTTACCAACTGGTGTAGAATTCGGATCTTAATAAAATAAAAAAATAAATGAGTAAAATACGATTAAAAGAATTCGAAGACGATGCAGCCGCGGATACCGCGGTTGCAGGTGTTACTTCTTCTTTAGCTAAACTAGCCTCAGCAGTTACTAATGCAAAAGATTTTTCAAGAGTACTTGAAGCTATAGCTAAATGGTTACAAAAGAAAAAAGGTAGTCAATTAAGTAGTCTTGATAGTAATCAAAACTATAAAATGGTAATGACTTATCTAAACAAGATGCAATCAGATCTTGATGATAAAGATAAAAAACAACCCGAACAACCAGTTGCACAGAAATAATAATTATTAATATTTATATTAAACAATAGAAAATGGCAGTATTAGATCCAACAGAAATCATGTTCACAGCGTTTGAACCCAAAGTTCAGAATCGCTTTTTGATGTACATTGATGGTATCCCAACATATTTAATTAAAAAAGCATCATCACCATCTTTCAACGCTGGTGAAATTATATTAGACCATATTAACGTTTACCGTAAAGTTAAAGGTAAAGTTAGATGGAATGATATGACTTTAGAATTATACGATCCTGTAACTCCATCTGGTGCACAAGCAGTAATGGAATGGGCTCGTTTAGCTCACGAATCAGTAACAGGTAGAGATGGTTATAGCGACTTCTATAAAAAAGATTTACGCTTAGATATCTTAGGACCAGTTGGTGATGTAGTAGGTGAGTGGATTGTTAAAGGAGCTTATGTTAAAGAAGCTAACTTTGGTGAATACGATTGGGCTAACGAAGCTTATGTAAGCATTAGTACTACAATCGCAATGGATTATTGCATCCTGAACTACTAATACAGTTCAACATATTTTAAAAAGCCGTCCATTTGGACGGCTTCTTTTATCTTTGTATATTTATATATATAAAACAAATAAACGTTATGGAATCAAATTTCAAATACCCAACAGAACAAATTGAATTACCTTCTAAAGGTCTAATCTATCCTTTAGAATCTCCTCTATCAAAAGGAGTTATTGAAATGAAATATATGACAGCAAAAGAAGAAGATATTCTATCTAATGCTAACTTTATTAAAAATGGTACAGTGATTGATAAATTATTACAATCAATGATTGTTACTCCAATTGATTATAAAGAATTATTAAATGGAGATAAAAATGCAATATTAATTGCTGCTCGTATTTTAGGCTATGGTAAAGATTATGAAATTACATTTATTGACCCTAAAACAGGCGCTACAGAAAAAACAGTAGTTGACTTAACAACTCTTGACTCTAAACCATTAGATGAATCACTATACACTCCAGGTAAAAATGAATTTAATCTACAATTACCTTTTTCAAAAGTAACAGTTACTTTTAAATTGTTAAGTCATAATGACGAAAATAAAATAGAAAAAGAAATTAAAGGACTAGAAAAAATTAACGCTCAAGGTTCATATGATGTTACAACTCGTTTAAAACATACTATTGTAGCAGTTAATGGAGATAGAGATCAAGCCATAATTAGAGAATTTTGTGATAATATGTTAGCTAGAGATGTTAAAGCATTACGTGAACAAATCAACAAAGTAATGCCAGATGTTAATATGAAAATTGACATTACTAAAGCTAATGGCGACGTAGTGGAGGGCGTTGACTTACCAATAGGAGTTAACTTTTTTTGGCCTGACTCCGGAGTATAAAAAAATAATACTAGACGAAATATTTCTACTTTGTTATCATAGTAATGGTGGTTTCACACATGATCAAGTATATAATATGCCTATAAGATATAGGCGATTTTATTTACAAAAATTAATTGAAACCAATGAAAAACAACAAGAAGAAATGGATAAAAAATTTGGTAACGCTAATAAATCTGAAACATTAGGTCCAA